CCGAGGTCGGCTGATTGAGCGCGCCATAGTCAGAGAGGTCCGGGGCAGTACGCCCCGGAAGCGGAGTTGAGTTTGTTGGCATATGGGCTACTCCCTATTAGGCGTCAGCCGCAGCAGAGAAGAAGCCGTTGACCACGCCCCACTGGGTGAGATCGTCCGCGCTGTCCTTCTGGAAGATTTTCGCCACGCCGTAGCACATCTTCACGCCAGCGCCCTTGATCCACTGATAGTCAGTCTGATCGCGGAACGTCGGAGTCGGCATTTTCGCCCACGGCATCGCAATGGCCGACTGGCCAGCGAGGAACACCGGAGCAACACGCGAGCCGGAGTCGCCGCCGGTCTTCAGGTTTCCGTCAGTGCCGGACTTCCAGATGTTATCGACAAACGAGTCGATCTCCGGAACTTCGCGGATGATCACGCCGTCATATTCAAGGTCACCAGCCTGGAACAGGATGTTGTCCTTGGAACGCGGCATTGCGTTCTGATGGATCGTGGAGAGCGAAGTCTTCAGATCGCGGAAGCAGGTCGTACCCGCGAAGATCACAAAGTAGTCGTAGCCGTCCTTGGTCTTGTAGGGGCGGATACGAGGGCTTGCGAGCCGGGCGACGCGCTTCAGGAGCGATACAGAGGCCGAGGTGAACTTATCGGCAGTCGTATCGATCTTGGCAAGGTCGGTCGCGTGAACGCCCGAATAGTTGCCAACGGCGTTGCCGTACAGGATGCGATCCGAGTTATCGACGGCCCATGCATTGAGCTGCGAAGTGGTCGCCGCCGCATAGGTTACGCCGTTAACGCGCTGGCCGTTGGCCGAGCCGAGTCCGGTAGGCGCGGATTCGGACGGGATCGACGCGAACGCCTCAATGATCTCGTCGCGCTGCAGCTCCTTGCCCCAGTCGGACAGGAGCGGCTTTGCCTCACCGAAGATGTCAGCCGAGTCCTTCTGCTCATCGGCATCGGTCGTTGCAACAGCGTGACGCGCCCAGTCCACCCAGGCACGCATGCCGTAGTTGTTGATCGCTTCTTCGTTGCCGGTCAGGGTGCCCGAGGACTTCGCCGTGCCCTTGAGCGAGGTCACAATCGGAATGTTGACCTGTTCGCCGCCCTTCTTGTTGTCGTAGATGGTGCGGATGATCGAATTCATGCTCGAACCCATGTAGGGCGAGAACATATTTTCGCGGACGTACTCCTTGATCAGGTCCTTACGGTACTGAACAAGCTTGTTATTTGACTGCGGAGTGGTATTGGCCATTGGATTGATCCTTCCAATGCGCCGCCCAACAAAAAGCCCGCCTCAAGGGGCGGGCACTATCATCTGATGTTGTGTCGGGTTATCGGCGCAAAGCAGATTGCAGCAGGCCCGCTTCACTCTCGTCCTCGTCATCGCCGCTGAGTGCTGCGGCTGACGTGGCGCGGTTGAGCGATGGCGGGAGCGGTGTCACTGTCGAAGGACGGGCTTTGGCTGTGCCACGGATGCGCTCCAGAACTTTCGCCTGATAAGTCGGGTCTTTCAACCGTTCCTCAATCTGGCGCTCTACAAACGCTTCCGGGTCATCCCCAATCGTGCTGAAGATGGTCTGCTTCTTGTGCCACTTCATGATGTCCCCGTAGGGATCAATTGAAGCCATGGCACGCTGATAAACCGCTACAACTTCCGGATCGCGGGCACTCAGCCCGTTCGCCAGCGCGTCATACGCGGCCTTGACCTTCTCAGCCCCATACTCGCGGACCGCGTCACGCTGCGAGTAATACTCCCGCAACTGACTGATCTCGCCTTTGATGGGCTCGATTGCCTGATTGGCGCGATGATCGACAAAGCCATCCGCATTCTCCCAAATGTCGGGGACTGCGGGCTTGGGTTCGTTCTGCTTCTGCATCGCCTGAAGCTGTCGGCGCATCTCCGCAAGCTCTCGCTCGTGGTTGCTTGCCCGCTCCTCAGCGGCACGCCGTGCGTCGGCTTCCTCTTTCAGACGCCAAGGCGGAATGCCTTGGGTTGTGTCCTTCTGAGGCTCGACGGCTACCGGCTGCTCTTGCGCGACCGGCTCGGCTGCTTCCTCTGCGGCCTGTTTCGGAGCAAAGCGCCCGCGCTCGTCACGCGGCGTCGTCTCTGCTACCTCGGCAACCTCCTCAACCTGAGGAGTTTCAACCTCGGCCACTTCAGTTTCGTCTACAGAATCCCAAATGTCTTGATCGCTATCGGCCATAAGCCTGTCCGTCCTTTTCCGTGTCGTGGAATTACGATTTCACCAATGACGCTTGGCGTTGCGTGGTCGTCCTGTCCGCTGTGTCGTCGCGGTCTTACGATTGGTTGGAAGCGGCGAAGGAGCGGTCCTGCTCCCTGTCGTGGGCGTCCTGCATCATCCTGAGCGGCGCCAGACTGGCTTCCTGATTGTCCTTATTCGCCTTCGCGTACTTCGCAGTCGCGCTGGCGTCCTTGTCCCTTGTGCTGGCAATCGAGTCCGCAATCTGCAATTCAGGCGGCAGCTCGAACTTCTCCGGCTTGCCGGGCTGCGGCGTGGATGCCTGACGCGCCTTGGACACGTTCAGCATCGTCTCGGATTGCGTCTTCTCGACCTTGGCCCTTTCACCCTCCAGCGCGATCTGCTGCGCCGGACCCGGCTTCTGGGCGTCTGCGATGTATCCCAAGAGCTTCTTCTTGGTTCGCCCGTCGATACCCGGCGAAAGTTCGATAAGCACCTGAGGCGGCACCTGTGCGCCGCTGGATGCCATGGCAATCAGCGCGTCGTAGGTGTCGGCCATCATGTTGATGCTGTCCGGCCCCTCATCGATAATCACGTCAACATCGAGCGAGCCGATGGCGTTCACGATGGTCGGGTGCCCGGTTGCGGGATCGGTCTGCAAGCCGTTGATCTGGATGAACTGCGCCAACCCGTCATCATCCGTCACGCGGATGTACCGCTCTGCCGTCCAGTGATGCTGGATCGCGTTCAACACGGCACGATAAACACGGACCTTCCAGCCCTTGAAGCCTTGAATATAAGGACCAAGCTCGGCAATGCCTGCCTGCTGCAAGAGCGAAATGGCGCGGCCTGACTGCTGCTCGCTGCCCTGCCCCAGCAGTTGCGGGTTCGGGCCAAAGCCCTCGATCTCCTGCTTGGAATCGACCAGCAGCTTCGACCAGCCCGCAAAGTCGAAGGACTGGTCGTCGGCTTTTACCTCGCCGCCCGGATTGACGATAATCACGCCGTCCGTGCGCGCCCATTCCTTGCGGGCCGTCTCCACGTCCTTGACCGCCGCATTGCTCATGATGAGCCTGCGCGAGGCGAGAATGTGGTTTAGCTTGGCTTCCTTGAAGTTGATGCTGTCCTGCGACGACTTCATGTTTCGCACGAAGCCGTAGCGGTCGCCGTCATGATCGACCGAACCCGAATACATGATGTATTTGCACTCGGTCTTGTTCTTCTCATCGATCAGGTAGGACTTGCCCTCCATAAGGATGACTGATCCGGTAAAGATCGAATAGCACCACTCGCCGTTATGGCGATACCAGCAGTCAACGACGCGAACGTGCTTGCGGTCCGAATTGAACCACTTGTTCTCATTGTCCGGGTTGGTGCTAAGTTCCGTGTCGTGGTCAATCGACTGATCGATCTCGTCGGCCTTGTCCGGGAACATCTCCTTGGCAAGGTCGATGTCCATCCACTTGCCGACGCCCATGTAACGGGCATCCGAGAAGTCAGCCCGCTTGCTGCGGGGGTCGTAGAAGAAGTTCTCCGGCTCAACAATGTCGAGTTCAATATCACGGTCGTTCGGGTCGCGGCTGTCACCCTGCGTCAGATTGATCTCAAGCCCGCCAATACCCTCAATCGCGCCATCTCGGGCGATCTCCGCGCTCTTGGGCTTCCACTCCTGCGAATCCAGCGCATAACGGATAACAGCGGTCGCGATGTCCGCGCCCTGTTCCTGTCCCGGCGTGCGAGGGAATGCCTTCGGGTCCTGCCTCAGGCGCTCCAGAAGCCCGACAACGCCATCAATCTTGCGGCCAATACGGTTGACCGTGGAAATCGGCTGCTTGCGCTTCTTGAGTATTTTGATCTGAGCATCGGTCCATTGCGCGCCGTGATAATAGCGCCGCGCGTCCTTCTGCTCCTCGATCTCGTCACGCTTGGTTCCAAGATATTCGGTGTACGACTTCTTGAGCTTGGCAATATCCCAATAGCCAGCCGTGTCCGGTTGCCCCTGCGCCGATGTGGTCGATCCG